GTAGTGCAGTGTCCGCCGTAGAACCTTGTGCGGCTGTGGCATAGTCAGTTGAATCTGTGGTAGCAGCGGTACCAAGACCTAAGTTTGTTCTAGCTGTGGCTGCGTTGTCTAGGTCTGAAAGGTTATTAGCTGCGACAAGCGCCCCAGAAGCATCAAAAGCAGCGACATTCCAAGCCGCCCCATCATATATCTTCAAAGCACTACTTGTAGTATTCCAGTACAAAGCACCAGTGAGAATTGCATCACCGTCATTATCTAGCGTAGGATCAGAGGCCTTACTTCCGAGATACCGATCATCAAATGCGTCGTAGGAGGCAGCAGCATTAGTCTCAGATGTAGCAGCATTGTTAGCGGAAGTCAGAGAAGCAGCAGCACTTGTAGCAGCATTGGTCTCTGAGGTAGCTGCGCCAGAGGCACTGTTAGCTGCGTTAGTCTCTGAGATAGACGCCGCAGAGGCGCTGTTAGATGCACTAGTAGCAAAGCCACTCGCATTGGATTCGGAAGTGGCGGCTGACACTTCACTAGCGGAGGCCGCTGTTGCGCTAGCCCCTGCATTTGTGGCAGAGATGGCTGCGTTAGTCTCGCTAGTAGATGCTTGGCCCGCAGAGGTAGACGCCGCAGAGGCACTGCTGGAAGCAGCGGAAGCACTTGTAGAAGCATTAACTTCACTAGTGCTAGCTGAGGAAGCACTGCCCGCAGCCGCGTTCTCAGAGGTTAGCGCATTCGCTGCGGAAGTAGCTGCATTAGTCTCTGAAGTAGACGCAGCAGAGGCGCTGTTTGAGGCATCGAGTGCAGGATAGCCCCAAACAACACCATCATACACTCCAATTTGGTCAGTGGTAGTGTTGAAATAGAGTGCCCCGGACAGCAAAGGGTTGCCTTGACCGTCTAAAGTAGGCTCGCTTGCGGAGACGCCAACGTACTTGCCTTGGAAATCGTAGAGAAGAGATATCTCGTTAGAACCGCCAAGGTTTATAGTGGATACAACTACATTAGCAGAGTTAGAGATCTCTACAATAAAATCGTTATTCCCATCGATGTATACGTTTGAGACGCTATCCCCTCTGGAACCTTGGCCACCTGTTCGGGAGAGAGATAGGCTGATATCGTTTGTGGTTGTGTTGACTAAAAGGTTATTACCTTCAACAATTACTGAATAGGACATAGTTACACCGCCTCCGTTGGGCTATAGCGTACTTCGACAAGCCCACGAAGGGGTTTCCAAATCATCTTCTCGACTCCCACTCCCGTGTCAGCAACCTCAAGCCCCAAATAACCATAGATAGGCTGGTCAGGCTCAGGAGTTGTCACCCAAGTATCAATAAGTGTTTCTGGGATAACAATCTCAAAGATGTTATCTGTGACGATACTGTCGAGGATGGTGAGCGTCTGCACAGAGCCACCCGTCAAAGGGTCTGATGGTAAGGCCCCTGTACCTTGGCTATTCTCCCCTTCAACAACCTTCGCTGTTAGGGTGTAGCCTGTAAGGTTGGTCAACCATCCTAGAGTTACATTAATCCGTGTTTGTTCGCCTTGAACAACAGAAACTAGTACAGAGCCGTCGTCTGTTATAAGGTCCTTAGACCGTGAAGTGATATTAGAACGTGCCATTAGCAATTCCTCCTGCCGAACCTCAGTTGGGCGTTATGGGGTTGTTGTTTGTTTTAGTGGCCCTCATTGGGGCCAACTTATATTACCACTGACTAATTAGAGCGCCTTGGCTACCCGTGATAAAATTCCCATTGTGTTATTCCTTTATTTATATAGTTTAAGCTTTCACCACTGACTAATTAGAGCGCCTTGAACGGAGGCTCTGAAGCGGATAAGACTAGAAAGATCATCACGGACAGTTAGTTCCATGCATTGATCTAGTTGACCAACTAAAACAGACTGTTCCTCAGGAATGTCTAGAGTAAGTTGATAGATTGTTTCTGTTTGACCTTCCCAAGTCTCCAAATGGATATTCGGGAATTGAAGCATGTCGTAGAAGTCTCTAGCGAAGAACTGAGAGGTCGCCAAGCCACGGGACTTAAAGGATAGAGTATAACCGTTAGTTAGCTGTGGAATACCGAAGAACTCATCATACTCAACCTTCAGCTTAGTAACAGCAGCAATCCATTTAATCTTTCGTACTTCCATGACCTCCCCGGGGGCAGGACATACACTGTAGACAGTATTACGGGACTGACCCGCCGCAACTAGTTCGATATCATCAAAGTATAGGCTTGGGGCATTGCCCTGACCCGCATCTACTGTGGTAATACGAATCTCATCGAAGGTAGGAGTTGCTGACAAGAAGTCTGTCATAGGGATCGAGAATAGCTGCCATGTATCTTGGCTGTTCTCATCTACATAAATACTCAAGTTAAGAGCCACCCCAATGGGTGTTCCCCCCGAGTAAAGCTGGAAGGTAAAGTCCTTGTTACCGTTAGCTGGCCAAGAGGTAATGTAGATATACCCATCAAGAGAATCATAGCCAGAGATAGACTGTGATCCGTTAGTGAAGCTTGCGATATCCCCATTGCGTGTACCAGTAGCATCAATACTGGCAGCGCCTGTACGGAATACGGTCGTAGAGTTAAATACAAAGTTATTACCAACAAGGTTAGCAGCAGAGAAAGCTACAGTATCGCCACCATTGTGTACAACTGTAGAAGATACTGGCGTGGTTGCAGTGATATTCTGGTCAGCGCCATAGGTATCATTAGTAAAGAAGCGAGTATCGAAGTTACGCTTCTCTAGGTTATGTGTGTAGGCCACTAGCCCGGGGTGGAGGTTGTGGTAAGGCTCTTTACTAACATGGACGTGAGCCTCTGTTAAACCACTTTCACCGCCAATAATCTTGGTTTTTACTGGCATGGGTATTACCCACTATAACCGTCGATAGCTACCTCTGCATAGCTCATACGACAGTATACTTTCCCAGCAGTATGGTCACCGGTGTACTGAGCTGTGAATGTAGAGCCGGGGAGTAGCAAGGCTGCACCCTCTTTGTTGTAGCTATATATATCACCCTCAGACTTGGGGTAATGACGGTCAAATACCAAAGGAGAACCTGACAGGGTTGGTGTACCTTGGAAAGCTTGAGCACTAGAAATAACAGAAGAACTAGCGGTCATGTTAACAGGGGCTACAACTGTACCACCAGAAACATACTGAGCACCATAGCCAAACTCCATGTAGTTAGCAGCGTTAGGTAGAGCTGTGCCGCTAGCCTCATCGATAACCTGCCAGCGAATGTAAGTAATTACCATAACAGTATCTGCACCAGAGTTCTTAAGGTGAAGAGGAGTCACAGTACCTGATGCCAAGTTGGCTTCACCCCAGATTTGGAATGTTTTTGCATAGTCCTTGGCAACGAGGTGTTGGAAGGGAATGTTAAAAGAAGCAGTGAGTAGGCGGTTATCACTATCTACTGCTGCCATCTTACCATTACCAATGCCTGATTCGATAATCATTATTGTTCTCCTAGTTCGAGGTCAACATCATGGCGCTTAATATCTTGGCCAGTGACGTTAGAAAGGTGTAAGTTCATAATCTTAAGCTCTCGAAGAATATCGACAAGAAGAGCCAACTGCATAGTCCTGCCATAGTCATTAACTGACTGTAGTGTGGACTCTGAAGAGGTTGTCTCAGAACTCAACGGGATGATGTTAGAGTAAACTTGGTCTTTAGCCATTATGCTAGGTACCCAGTAAACCCAGTATAAATACTGAACCCCGCGCCATAAGTATTCACGGTGATACCCAAGGAAGAACCACGAGGAACACTGAAAGTAACCGTACCGAAAGTACGCCCCGCCGTATGGTATTGGTATAGTAGTGGGATTTCATCACCACCTGTAATAGTCTTCTGACCACCTGTTGCCCTGTATGTCGTCAAGTCAAACACACGAGGAGAACCCAAGTCACGGTTAGCGATTTTAGCAGGCTCTTCGTCTGAGAGAAGAGTACCCCCAGTTGGATTAGAAATCAACTTAAACAGGTTTGTATCTGAGGTAGCGCCTGTACGGTCTGCATCACGGATACCAATGTACCAACCTACAACTTGAAGAGGGCTGGATTCGTTATTCTTCACATAGAATAAAGCTTGGTCGCCTGTGAAACCTGCTGGGATAATAATATCCTCAGTGTTCAGGTTAAAAGAGTTTCCTAGTGGTGTGTTGTACTCAAAGCTAGTTTGGGAGACTGTTGTTGTTAATAGCCTGTTGTCAGTAGATACCCGGGCCTTAACCCCAGTACCTGTTCCATCCGTAATCATAGTCATGATTTTGTTCCTTTGTTTTAGCGATTACAACAATTCTGCAATCCATACATGAGCTTTATTTGTGGCGATTACTCGGACTTCCCCTGTGAGGACCATCTCCTCGACGATACTACTGGTATAGACCTTAGCAGTAAACCACGGAGCGTCTGTTGTGAGCCTTACTTGAAGAGCCACCTCACCGGATACTACTTCTACTTGAATGACACCACGTTGAGAGTTGTTGTTTGAGTTATTAGCAGTACTACACTTATAGGTAGTAGATGTGTAACCCCCTGAGTAAACACCAGTAGGGTCTGTTAATTTTGTTACTTTGTTAGCCATAAAGACCTCTGAGTTTTACTGAGATGGTTAGGGGGAACAGCCCCACTAAGTTGTAGTATAGTGAGACTGTTCTTTAGATATATTACTTTTTCTTACGTGGGTCACGATTCTTGCGTTTAGCTTTCTGCGCCTTAGACGCATACTGGGAGAACTGACCACGTTTCGTTTAGAAGTCAGACACGCCTCCTGCCCCTTGAATGCTACCTCCAACCTTGGCCATAAGCTTAGTTTGTTTAACCCCCTTAGCGGCGGCTGTCTTACTAGCTTTTTTCTTCTTAGCAGTTGAACGGCGTAGTTTAGAAGTTGAAGAGTTGTAGTTCTTCACCTTACTTGCTACAGACTTAGCCCCAGAGGCTGTTTTACTTGCTGTAGACTTAGCCTTAGAGACTGCGCCTTTAACTTTAGCCCGAGCCTTAGCCACACCGCGCTTAGTCTTAATCTTAGCCCGGAGCATCTTGGTGTTACCACCTACCTTAGCAACAGCGGATTTCACGCCAGCCTTGGCTTTGCTCTTACGCTTAGCGGCAGAGGCCTTAACGGCTTTCATTAGCGCGGCCTTACGAGCGGAAGTCATTTTGTAAGCACCTGCAGCAGCCCGCTTAATCCGTGAAGTTGCCTTCATCTTCAGGCCACGTAGTCGTTGTTTGGTAGACATATCAATAATCCTTTATTGTAGTTTTTAAAAACCGAAACCCTGTTTCACAACTTTGGTTCCCGCTCTGATTGGGAAAAGATACTCTACAGCATAACGAAGAGCGTCACTCCAGTGTTCTACCCCTTCCTTTTTACAAATGGTAGCACTATCAGGATTAGTCTCGACCCAAGCGGTTCGTTCCAAGGACTTAATAGTGTTAACACACTTAGGATGGACATAGATGTCGATGTCCCCGTTAGCATTCTTGAACTTCTTGTTCACAGCAGCTACGGAGTCGATGATGGGAGGGGCCTTGTTGTGTGCCCTCGTTATAATCTTATTGGATTCTAGAATACTAAAGTCAGTGCGTCCCACCGCTGCGGAACTCTTACGAGAGCGACCGCTAGGGTCAGGGTAGGCAATGATGCGGTGTCCTCGGTACTTTTCTGCTAGAGTACGAGCGAGGGTCTCTGTGTCGGGGTGACCGCTCATCTCATCTAGTATGTGTATCTGGTTACCTCTTAGAGCGAAGACAACCGAAGCCATTATCGTTAATGTTCAGTGAAGTTCGTTAGGCTTCACCCGCTTTCGCTGCTATACATTTCTGCATAGACCAGACTATATCTTATATACGATTAAGTATATCTCTGCGCTTCCACTCACTTGAGTGTACTCCCATGGGGATAGTCGTTGCACGTTCCTCTTATTAGAGGCTTCGCTCAGGGTTGCCTTATGCTTATTTAAAGCACTTAGGGTTTCACTGAATTCACAGAGTTTAAAGTCGGCTAGGGAAGCTACCCCACCGACGTTGAAGTCAATCGCTACATGGACATCTTCCTTGTCCTCAAACAAAGGAAGGCTCTTGTCGATGTGTTCATCTCGCTTAAAGCAGTAGAAAACGCTATTACCAGAGTCCTCAAAGCTAGCTGTATACTCTCTGGCAAACTTCAGAGGGTCTAGTGTTAGTTTAACTTGTTCAATCTCGGTCTCATCCAAGTAAGGAGAGTCCTGATAGGTATAGGTATAGCTCTTCCATTGGTCATCAGCGTCTTGTCTGTTGTACATCTCATAGAAGTAGTTATAGCCCATAGGGGTGGAGATAATTAAAGCTCTGCCCGGCTTAGCCCCGTAGCGTTTAGCATTCTTTTCTGACCAACGGGTCGATATACAGGGCTGTATGACTGACTCCCAAGATTCCTTGAGGCTAGAGCCAGCACCTTTCCATGAACATACTTCGTCAGCCACTACAAAATACTGACCACTACCACGCATACGTTCAGAGGCTTCATAGGACCAAATCTTTAGCTGTACGTTCTTAGGAAACCAAAAGGTTCCTGCTACACGGCTAGACTTAATAGTGTGTTCTTCCATACCTAGCTGATAAGCAAGCAAAGGATAATAGATATCTATCGCTTGTTGATACGTTGGTGCGATGATTGCCACGTTCTTGTTAGGGACATCTTCGTCAAGTTCCATAAGCTCTTGTACTGCTATAACCGCTGCACAGGCTGCAAGGTAGCTTTTTCCAAATCCAAAATATCCCCCTCAGTAAAACCAAGGGGGTCATCGACCGCGAGAAGCGTTCACTACAGCGTAGCGAGTCGCATTCTCAATAAACAAATCGTTGATGATTTCGGATTGACCTTCATGTAGGACAATCTCTGACATTCTTAAAACTCCAATCTAAATACTTATTTTTATGTTTAACTCTATAAAGAACACCTGACTTATCCATATTATAATAAGCAGCGCATTCTCGTGATGTTTGGAACTCCCCATCAGGGGTGATAATGGGCTTTCTCATAGAGAGCTTTGGTTTCCCTGTGGCAGCAGCCCCTGCCTTCTTCTGGTGTGCCATCATGGCTTCGTGGGATTCAAAATAGAAACCACCAGAACCCCCGGGCTTGAGGTTTAGGCACTTAGGGTCTTTTAAGGTCTCTTCTGTCACAAGCTTAGCTTCAAGAACACCACATTCCCAATCTGTTAAATCTTTGGCAATGATAATCCGTGTCCACCGCTCTGGGGCAGCATTAAACTTAGTCTTAAAAACCTTCCCACTTCCTTTATAGCGATACCTACCACATCCACACTTGCCGATATAATATTCGCCATCGTCTCTAACCCATTTGTATATTCCTTTTAAATGAGTGTAGCTTTCATACTACCATTTTACCTTGTTAGCCCAGTAAGCTGCACTGAGCTTTCCTTTGGCAATGTTCTTAGCATGGCGAGCTTTGAAACTCAGACGG